GCTCAAAGTAAGACACAGCACAAAAACCAAGAAACACCTTACTGGAACACACGAAGAACCCAAGTTAGCTATAGCTTTTGGGAACGGCTAAGTCGTGGACTCGTAAACACTACGGAGGGATCAAACCATGCTGAGTAAATCGTTAAGCTGGTTTCTTACAACTTCAACCATTGTAGGAATCCCCGTAACTATCGCCATTATCTTGGTAGGTGTTGAACGGTCTGTTCATACACTCACTTGCGAAACTGTGCGTTACGGTTGTAGCCGTTCGTTTACCCAATCAGTTGAGTACATCACTGAACAAGTAGACCAGGATACAGACGTAGTAATTACGCCAAAACGACGAAAGTAACCTTGCTATGTAATCATAGCGATTGTATAAGCAACTTAGCGGATAAACCGCAATAAAGGAGACGACTATGACAAGTGAAACAGAGAAAGCATTAGACTTTTTTTACCGTGACGAGGACGCTTTGAAGTTGGTGAATGAGATGCTGGAAAGCGGCAAACCATGTCGAGTGATTGCTGCCTCACTTCACGAGTACATGAACCAACTCAGCAAGTTTGAACTAATGGCGATCTATCACAGGCTGATGGTTGACGTAGTGGAAGCAACCGATTGGGACGAAGTAGCAAACCGTATGCTGTGCGACTGGTATGGCGCTCACTCAGACAACAACTGCTAACAACAAAGGAGACAACAATATGAATGATAAGATTTTTCAAGCGTTTATCGCAGCACAAAAACAATTCGGACCAGCATTAAAAACTAGTACTAACCCTCACTTCAGATCACGATATGCGGATCTAAGTGCTTGCGTAGAAGCTGTAATTGATTCGCTAAACAGTAACGGTATCGGATTAGTCCAGATTACCCATCCCTGCGAGTCAGGAGTGACTGTTGAAACGATTCTAATTCACGAGTCTGGGCAGACAATGAGCAGCGGATCGTTACATTTGCCAGCGTCAAAGCAAGACGCTCAGGGATATGGATCTGCACTCACTTATGCTCGCCGTTACTCACTAATGGCAATCTGTGGGATAGCTCCAGAGGACGATGATGGCAACAAGGCAAGTAAGCCTATTACAGTTAATGCCAAAGACGTAAAAGTTGAAAGAGTATCGTTAGTTAATAAAGATACTGGAGAAGTAACTGAAGTGTTGTCAGCTACCAAAGAACCGAAGAAGTCACGGATTGAGCGTACGATTTACGACATTCGGACGCTATCAGACGAGCAACAACCAGCAGCAGCAGAGTACTTAAAGCAACACAGTTGCGAGTACAACGAAGCTCTGGGAGTTTGGACTTGCCCAATCAGACTTCAAAGACTTCAAAGTTGCATTGTGGAAAAGGTAGCAAATGAAAAGGCTTAGAGTAGAAAAACCAAATAAACCAAAACAAGTCAGACGATACGATGCGCCAAGGGCTGGCTATCGCCGTTGGACTACCCAAGTACGTTTGGATCTGTTTGAGGATTTCTGCAAGGTAGCTGCAAACGAAGATAAGGTGTTGATCGATGCTGTGGAAGAAGCATTAGAAAACTGGACTTACCACGAAGGAGACATAAAAAATGACCATGAATAAGACAATCGCCTCAGAAGCTCTAGGATACGTTATAAGCAAAGATCGCTACCTAGGGGATGGGAGGATAGCCATGAGGGAAAAGAAAGCCTACATAGCCGGTATAGAGGCTATAAAAGAGATTCTAGCTAATCGGCTGGACCGCTTGTTGTGGAAGGCTGAGAAAAGTAACACGGATTATGATAGAGCGAGGCTAGACGGGGCTCTATGGTTGTATGAAGTTTTAGAAGGGGATGAGTAACAATACTCCGACTTAGCTCAGTTGGTAGAGCAAGTGACTGTTAATCACTTGGTCCTTGGTTCGAGTCCAAGAGTCGGAGCCAACATAAAAAGATACCCTCCAGCGGAATCAAGAAACCGAAGGAGGGTATTAAAACTCAGTGACTAGCTGTGTTTTCGTATGGAGACATGGAAAGACCATGACGCCCGAAGGGTAGCATCCTAAAATCTCTTCTTCAATCCAAACCGTTCAGCCGCTTCATTCACTTCATTAAGATTCATTTCTGTTTTGATCTGATTATTGATCTGGTTAATTGATCTGATTAGTGTATCAGGTTGATACAGATCAAACCCCGATTTTGATACAGATCGCCCTTCATTTTGATACAGATCGGGGCCACCATCTGTATCAAGTTGATACAGATCAGATTCGCTTGGGTATGAGGTATAAAGGTATCGTTTACGACCTTCACGGCTAAACTTTAGCCATCCTTCTTTAATTAAAAGCTGAACAGCTCGCTCTGCGGTAGCCTCAGATTCGTTTATTCGGCTGGCTAATTCCTGGCGTGATATGAAGCATGGTTTATTGTTAGCTTCAAACTCTGAAACAATGGCATAAATCAAAACCTCCCTCGCCGTAATAGAACCACAAAGCATATCGGTAAATGACTTGAGGAAATAGCGAGTAGTTGGTAATTTCTTTTTCATAGTCCATTCCATGTAGCCGCTCAGTTCCCCACCAAGGTATGAGCGGCTTTTTTATTTGGGTTGATTCTTCAACCATTGATCAACTTCGCTTGCCTTGAATCTTCGTACGCCACCTAGCTTTACACTGGGTAATCCAATTTTCATGTAACGGTAAATCGTCGCACGAGCGACATTCAGATAGGTAGCGAGTTCTCGCATCGTTAAGTATTTTTCTATTTCAATCATATTATGCCTTGCGATGACTCTAAACTCGTTGCATGATACACATCGCAACAACTAACGACAAGGAATTATATGGCACGACCACTTCAAACCTGGAAGAACAAAGGGATCGATATAGCCGCATGGCCAACCAAAAACGGTGGAGTCAGCTTTACTATTCGCAAAACGTTCAAACCTAAAGATGCAACTGAGTGGCAAGAGTCAAAGAGCTATTTCCCCAATGAACTTGCTATGCTTGCAGACCTGATCAAGCAAGCTACAACCTGGGCACATGAAGAGTTTGGGGAACCCGTACCATTTGTTGATACACGCCCTGTACATCCAAAAGTTGCCGCTGTGGTTAAGTCGGTTATCGAAGATGATGATCAGATACCATTTTAAGCAACAGGGGAGACAATGACACAGTTTAGACTAGACACAGGGGAAGCGTTGCACGCCGCTATTGCAGGGCTACAGCGTCAATTTAGAGCCATTCAGAGGCAAGCTAAGAACAATTACGGTAATTTGGTTAATGATGAGTTTTCGACAAATGTTCACGCCGCTATCGCAGAAGCAACAGTAGCCAAACTGCTTGGATTGTATGCAAACCTATCAACCTCAGATCGAACTGTGGCTGATGTAGGTAACAACATCGAAGTACGCAGCACGCTGTATAAAAAAGGCAGCTTAATTTTACACGAAAAGGACAAGGACGACCGAAAGTATTATTTGGTCTGTGGTATGTACCCAGACCTTACTGTAGTCGGCTGGCGCTATGGCCATGAGTGTAAAAAGGACCGCTATTGGGTAACAAAAGATAAGGAAGGCAAGAAGTTAGAGCATCCGTATTGGATGGTGCCACAAAGCGATCTCAACCCTGAACTTATTGAGGTGGTTCTGTGAAAATTTATAGCTTGCATACAATTACAGACGGAAAATGGTGCGTTCGTCTGAAAATCAGAGAGAACGACAACTATCGCTATCGCTACGAATCGAGGCCAGACCTACGAGCATTAGTGGATACTTATTACAACTCATCGCCGGAAGAGTTGGCCAAAATCATCCTTGATAACGTGCTTGGATGTGATGCGGTTGAAGTTGGACTTATGTGTAGCCCTGGGATTTACATGGAGCGCACATGAAATCAGCGGAAGAGTTAGCTCGTGAGTACGTTGCCTCCCTTAAATTGGGAGAATATGGGAAAGAGTTTGACGCATTTATAGCGGGGTATATTGCGTGTTTGGAAAATTGGGCATGGAATGACGATGAGCGAAAAGAAGATCAATCTGGATGAGGTAATTCAAAAGAAGTTTCCCGCCTCAATGTTCCCTGGGGCAGACGAGCAAACAATGGTTCAACTCTACAGGGCATATAGTTGTGGAGTTAAAGATGGCTACGGAATGAGCAACCATAATGTTATGATTGACATGGGTAACAAACCAACTTTGGGGGAACTATTATATGCCGCTCAACAAAAAGGGATTAAAGATTCGTAGCGCAATGGAAAAGTTCTATGGCAAAAAGAAAGGCGAAGAGATTTTCTATGCCAGCGAGAATAAGGGAACGATTAAAGGCGTGACCAAGAAGAAGAAGAAGTGAGATTAAAGAAACCTCAACGGCGACCTGAAGAACAAGAGCAAACAACCTTCTTCGATTACTGTCGAGCCAAATCTCATTGCCATCCCGCCTAC